CGCGAGGGTTTTATTAACTAATTCTTGCCAACCACCTATCTTTTGTGGTTCTCCATACCTAAATCTAACATTATCTCCATCAATCCATTGCCCTTCGGCTCCGGTTGCAGTCTGTTGTTTATTGAATCCAGGTTTAAATTGTATCTTCTGTAAAGGCATAAGCCTTCCTTTATATAGATTATATTAGTAAATGCACTACTTTTTTAGTAGTAGTCTCCTGCTTATTAAATTCAGTATAATTTGATTATTTTAACTGTTTTAATTCCCAATTTTTATTAATACTTACTGGATATATTTCATCTGTTGTTCCGTTTGGAAATTTTAATAAAGGTAAACACATATATTTTTTATCTTTATTTGGAACATAATTACAATTATCTGGAATGTTTATTTTATATTTTTTTAAACTCCATTCTACAGATGGATGACACAACCAATATACTTCTCTATAACAAAACCAACTTAAGGTACAATTTTTATTAACATGGTTTTTTAAAACTTTATAAAAAAAATCATAAACTCTTATATCTTCAATATCGGGATATTCTTTAAGAGGAGCATCATCAAAAAAAATAGAATCAAATTTATTTAATGTTTTTAATTTATCTTGCCAAAATCCTTCTATAATATTTACTTTATTTTTTTGTTTTTTAGACCATCGTTTAAGTTTTTTTAAAACATTTTTGTCAGATTCTATAATTGTATGTGATTTAATTTTATATTTTTGTATCTCTGTTGCAGAATAACCTAATCCAAATCCTATTTCCAACACATCCCCTTTTGGATTTAAATTTTTTATTAAAGCTTTCATGTATGGTTTTTCCCATTCCATCATCACTTGATAATTATTATTTTCTGTATCAATAAGAATATCTTTATTATTTTTATCTTTAGTAAAGATATTTTTTTGATTCATTTTGAATTATTTATTATTTTTTAAAAAAAGCTGGAAGTCCTAAATGTTTTCTTTTATCAAATATATTGTCATATGCACCTTTAGTTGCAGCATTATTATAATGTAAAAATACTTGTCCACAATCTTGACCATCAAATTCTTCTCGCCAATGCTCTAATAAATTACCTCTATAAACTAACATGTCCCCAGGTTTTAAATCTACTTTAATACCTTTTGTATTTTCAGTTACATATCCTTTTCCTTCAACTATTTTGCCTTTGTTTGGATCCTTTTCTATAAAAATAGGCCACTTATCTCCACCTAAATTTAATGTTGTAGATACTTCACAACTAAATCTATCTTTATGACGATGTAAAATATCTCCTTTTTTATAAATTCTTGCATATGAATAAGTTGGAATTAATTTTATTCCTGTTTGTTTTTCCATAATTGGTTGAACTAACAATAATAAAGTTTCCATAGCAATATCTGAATAGTGAGAATAAGTATTAGGAACTTGATCATCATTCCAAACACCAAACTCAGTTGTAAATGGAGAAATGTATTTTGTATCATATAATGTTCTTGCAACTTGTCTTTTCATTAAAAAATAATTATACACAAAATTTGCAATCTTTGGATCTATTGCTTTTTCAATTACTATAAATTTATCTTTTTTAAAATTATATTTTGACATTATATATTTACTTTTGCTAGTTCTTTTGGAACTGCCTGTATATTAAAATGAATAAATCTAAAAGGTTCTTTACCATGATCAACCGCAAACTCATGTTCCATATACCCTGGAAAAAATAAAAGAACACCTGGTTTTACTTTAAAATTTATAACCTCTGTTCCATAATAAATTTCGTCTGGATTTTTAAGATTTAGTTTAGTGCAACGAGCTCCTGTTCTAGGTTCATGAAATATTGGAAAAGAAGTATTTTCACTTGCTTTAAGAAAGTAAAATCCACTTACATGTTGATTCCAGTGAATATGAGCAGAATGATGGCCTCCTCCATTTTTAGAAAACTCTTGTACCCAACTTTGTGAAATAAAAGTTGTATATTGTTGCATGTCAAATCCTTGCCAATCTAAAAATTCAAAAGATTTTTGAGCTACATAATTGTGAAAATCTTTAAATTTAGTATCATTTAATAATGATTTTGAATGATAAGAAGTACCAAAATCATTTGTTTTTTTAATTTCTGCTTTTCTTAATTCTCTAGCTTCTTTAATATAATTATCTGTTTCTTTAGTAAGAGATTTTAAAAAATCTAATTTTTCTTCAAACCAAAACGGTGTTTTAAAATAATCTTCTATTATCATATTATTTAAATGGATACCCTAAGTTCCAAACAACTAAAGAATATCTTGTTCCTTTCGTAACTGGTTGTACTCTATGCCACACAAAAGAAGGAAATACAACGATAGAGCCTTTAGGAAGTATTTCCTTTACGGTCAACACATGTTTATCTTCATCACGCATGTGTGGATCATAGTTTCTACAATCAAACTGTAATTCACCACCTGTATATTCTGAACCATCGGTTAATTGACAAGTTACAGATAATTTTCTAATTTTACCATGACTATTTTGATCTCCTGGTTTATTATAAACTTTGTCCCAAGAATCGCAGTGCCAGTCATAATATTGATTTAACTTATATTTAGTAAATTGACAAGACTCTGAAAAATCCCAATTAAAATTCCAACCTGCTAATTTATTTGCTTCGTGTATATATGGTTGTATTTCTTTATAAATCCAAGTATCATTTAACCATACAATATTAGAATTTCTTTTCTTTTTTAAATCTACAATTTCTTCTTCTTTTAATGGTTTTTCTTTTAAATTTCTATCCCTTCCATATCCACCGGTAATGGCTAAATCTTCTTGGTGTTGTAATCCATATTTAATAACCTCATCACAAAACTTTGGACTTAAAGCTGATTTAAAATACCAGTAATAATTAGATAAATTCATATGTTGTAGTTAATATAAAATTTAATTGTTCTGATGTATTAGAAGTTATATGATATCTTTGTGTAGAAGGAAACATTACAAAATCATTGTCATTTAAATTTATTTCCCAACTTTTTCCTTTTCTTCTATTATCATCATATTCTATAAATACTTTACAAGAATCTTTTCCAACATTTACTCCATATAACATTACATAATCTGGAGAATTTTTTAAATCTACAGGATCAACTTGTAATAATGAATTTGAATATTTCCCTGGACTATAAATATCACCGATTGTTTTTTTAGGGACTAATGAAAAATTATAATTTAATCTAATATGTTCACATAAATATTTATTTAACATATCCCAAGATCTTGAAAATGGAAATTCTTTATTATGAACAATAGATAATAAAATATTTACACTTAACTCTTCTCTATCTATTTCAAAATTTTCAGGCATTTTTATTTGCCCAAAATATAAAGCTATTTCTGATAATACTTTCTTTTGCATATATCTAAAAATAGATATATTAAAATTCTATATTAATGTAAAGTGTAATTAATAAACTTTATAATCAACTAAATTCCAAGACTGATTTTCTTCATTCCAGATATATGTCCAGATATTGGTATTAGCTGTATTTTGTGTAATTTGTTCTTCCGTTAGTGCAGGTGCATCCCCAATTGGCGATTTCCACAATGCTGTTGAAATATCTTTTATCCATGAATTATATGGTTTTTTAGGCCAAAAAATTTTATTTTCTTCGTCCCAAGTATAACCAATAGCTGCATAATTTCCTCTAAATGGAATTCCACCTTTTTTGTGTTTTCCAAACCGTGTATTATATGATGTTTGAATCCACATATGAGCAGGCCAATTATTATGTTTTTCTAAATATTGTTGACCTACTAATTCATCTTCAAGATTAAAAGAATTTAACATATCACTATTGTTTAATGTTAATACCGCTATAACTCTTTTATCTTCCCCTATTTTTGCAAAATGTGCCATAATTATTTAAATTTATATCGTATAACCACAATACCAGATCCTCCACCACCAATATTATATCCTGATCCACCTCCACCAGTATTAACTGTTCCATTATTTCTTGCAGGCGCACCACCTCCTGCTCCTCCTGTTCCTCCTCCTGGACAAGTTGTTCCAGCACCACCTCCAGCAAACCATCTTCCAGGAGCGGGTCCTGGTGTTCCGTATGATGGAGCTGTTGGTCCAAAAAATGTGTCAGCTATTGGAGAACCATTTCCTCCATTACCACCTGGTTGATTACCACCAGTTGCACTTGCTCCACCTCCTCCTGCTCCATTAAAAGGACTCATATTAACTGCTGGACTATCACCACCTGGTTGGCCTTGCGGAGGACTTACTGGAGGTGTGTTACCTGCTCCACCTGGTGATGGTCCAAAATATCCTGCTCCACCACCTGAACCACCTGATGAGGCTTGTTGATTCCTGTGAGACCCACCACCACCACCTGTGGATGTTATAGTTGAAAATATTGAATCGCTACCATTAGGAAATGGGCTGCAGCTAGGACCAGGACTACCACCTCCTCCAATTGTAATTGGATAAGATGTAAGTGTCACGGGTAATCCTGCTGCTGCTGGACTTGGATAATTTTGACGATAACCTCCTGCACCAGCTCCTCCTACGTTTCCTCCACCTCCTCCGGCCACTACTAAATATTCTACTGAATTAGATCCTGTAGGTTTTCCTGCGTTTGTAACCTGAAAAGTACCTGGTCCTGTAAATACATGAGTTTTAAAATCTCCACATGTTAATATTGTTCCACCTGTTGCTGAAATAAAAGGATTTGATCCTGCTGTAAATCCAAATGCTTTTGCTGATGCAGCTCCGCGTGTTGATTGTAAAGGCATTCTTTCTCCTTCTATTTAAATTGAGTTTGCGACGCTAATATTGTGTAAGTTGATGCCGCTGTTTTGATTGCTGTGTAAGTGTAGACATCATTAGATGAAGCGTTTCCAGTTGTTGGAGCAGTTCCACCTTGATAAACTAATGTAACACCAGTTGTTGTTCCATCAACTTGTACTACGTTATTAAAAAATGTTGTGTTGCCTTGTTTCGTGATTAATGCAACTGTTGCAGATTC